CCTCGTTTATTCGGGGTATATAAGGAGGCAGCAGGTGCACTCGCTGCTGTTGAACATCTAACAGATGGTTCACCTGATAACGGTGATGAATTCCGCATTAGAAAATGCGAAGTTGAATCAACCAAGTCAGTGATTGAATGCCGTGATAGATGTCGAGCACATCGAGCTGTATCTGATGCACTACCAGCGGACGAAGAATTAGTTAACACTGACTGATTCTCTCCTCCTGTCATTCCGTAAGGTTGACAGGCTGAGGGATTCACATCTCTCCGCTGTTCACTTTGTTATTTAACTATGCAGTTAAAAGAAACTAAGGATCTTTATCAAGAGATTCTCCGCTTGAAGCAGCAGGACAAAGACATTATGTTATGTTACCGAGCTGTGAACTACACACCACGTAAACATCACAATATGGGGGCGTTTGGATGAAGCTAGCTATAACTATTTTAGTTGTAGCAAACATAGCAATCGATCATTCATTCCTTAACCTACACTTTCTCCATGACAACTACCAAGCGCAGAAGATCAACAAGATCAAAAACAACGAAGGCCACACCAGCTTTAGAACAAATCATCCCAGTTGATTTAAGTTCACTTGATGTTGTAACCAACAACAAAACGCCAATGAATGGGGTACTAGAGAATCACGGCGGGGAATCCGTTTGTGTTTCTGTTAAAGATGCTAAGCATCCTACTACTATACATGATGTATATGTAATCCCATTCAGTCGTTATAAAGAAGATATTAAATTACGTTGGAAGATTCATAACTATGAACTTGCATTGTTCTTTAAAGATCTTCGATGGTTAGGTGCTAAATCAAATGAACTAATCAAACAAGGACTTGATATGTTACAAAAAGCAGCACCTTAATAGTTAATGGGGCGAGTAACATCGCCCTCTTAATTAATATCCACCATCATCGTTTGTCCTATGCATGTACGCTTATCTAAACCTATGACTAAACTACCTTCATCCCGTGAATGTGATATCCCTGTATATCATATGGCATTAGTTATCCAAGCTGATGTTAACCCGTCACAATGGGTTATAGAACACATTAAGGATGCATTAGAAGAAGATGAGTATGTAGCACTTAAAGACTGCCATGAGATCGTACAGCGTGACTGTACGTTAGAGCACCACGGAGGAGTACTTGCTGAACTTAGACAAGGAACAGCTTAGGTATTTATATAATAGCCTAAGGCACCTACGCTCCTATCGTTATATGGATATACCTCATGGTGTGGTACTATGGAAACCTTACCACCAAGATCTATATGAGCAGGTGATTCATGAACGTTCCAAACTGGATCCATCATTCAAAGAAGAATCCGAAAAGAAGATTAAGACCTAGGCAATTGGCCATGAGTCGTGCTAGGCTTAAGGCTCTTAAGCGAAAGCTGAGAGCCAACCATGCGGGTATAGTTTAATGGTAAAACTCTAGCCTTCCAAGCTAGGTTTACCGGTTCGAGTCCGGTTACCCGCTCTGGTCCTTTCGTTCAATGGTTAGGACGCTAGCTTGTCACGCTAGTAATACGGGTTCAACTCCCGTAAGGACCGTGGGCTTCGGCCCTATTATCCACTCACTTACTATGAAACGTAAGCAATTCAACTTAACAGAGCGTGAGATACAAGTTGTAACTGACGCTATGAAAAACGATTGGTGGCACGACTATGATCCTGCCATCGAGACAACAGTTCGACCACAGTATGACTTACTCAAGAGATTTGAAGAAGGTTATGAAGCGCTATCCAGCACAACAGATACCTAACTCAATCATCACACCAATCGTTTGTCTAATGATCACTATTATCGTTGGACAATTAGGTGGGGTAATCATAAAGATGCAAGAACTTAATCCAAGTACAAAGTCCTATCGATTAATGTAACTATGGCAAGACGAGATTCCTTTGATAATCGCATTGACGAGGTATCAAGGTGGCCTGCTACTGATGATATAACACCATTCTCTATTGAAGATGGTTTAGGTGCTGCAATATCATGGGATCTACCTCCTGCATATTGTTGCATCATCAGAAGTACAGACCGAGTAACAGGTAAAGTTACTGAGAAATCATATCGTAATGCTAAGGCTGCGCATAAACATTTGCTCAAGCTTTGGATGAACGATGCACTCAAGGTAACTATACTAACTGACGAAGCAATCCATCAACCCACAAATGAGCATCATGAGACCAATTAATGCACACGACCTTGAAGAATTATTACAAGATGAGGGGTATGGTGTTGATCAAAATACTGGAGAAGTGTATGATTCAGGTGAGACTAGCAGAAAGTTTCTAATAACTCTAGCTGTCTGTGGTGCTCTGAACGTTCGACGTGATGGGTTCCATGATGTAGGTTTCTACATCCCTCACTATACATGTTATAACTCTATGGATGATTATTGCCTAGAGTTCCCACAAGATCAACAATGTAAATACTATGACGTATGACCATTTAGATGCAGAAGAATACTCTATGTTTCTAGCTTATGGCGACACGGACTCAGATCAAACAACAATTCGAGTTAGAGAAGGAAGCGATTTCCTGTGGCCGCCAGAGACTCCACGAGTCAGTACAGCGGTTAGAGGAGAAGAGCTACGCTTCAGCGAGTGTATACGGAACGGCAAGTATCTCGGCTGCTCTTCCTTTGGTTATTAAAGAGATTGAGAAATCTTTTTGTAAACTAAGAAGGGGAGCGGCTGGGCAATACTATCAGCCAGTATCTATACATATTAGTGAGCTTGAACCTTTAGCTATTGCTACCATTGCGTTGAAAGTTATCTTCGATAATGTATTCAGTATGAAGAGAGACTCAGATCTATTAGCTAACGTATTAGTTTCTATTGGATCAGCTCTTGAAGCTGAATGTAAATTTAGGTGGTATCGTAAAGAAGATCCTAAGATCATGAAGAAACTGGAAGATAGATACTTCCATGAATCGTGTGGTACTCAGCAAAAGATTAAGATTGCTAGTGTTATGTATGGTCGTGCTGATATTGTATGGCCATCATGGAATATTAAAACAAGGACTTCACTAGGTTCTTGGTGTTTAAATTCCACCATCATCGCGACGGGCTGGTTTACTAAGGAGACTACTCAAAGAAGTAAGAGGCGCAAAGAAACAAGAGTTGTGCCTACTCCTGAGTTTAATCAGGTTCGAGATAAGGTGATCAAGACTGCTGAAATGTTTAGTGGTATACCATGGCCTATGGTACTACCACCTAATCCTTGGAGTATAGACTCTCTAGGTATTGTAACCTATGGAGGATACTTCACTAACCGTTTAATGAAAGGCCATGAATTAACACGGCGTGGCATTCCCACATTAAAACACGGGAACATTCCACTAGCTTTTCTAAACAAGCTACAACAAGTGAGATACCGTGTAAATACTCATGTTTTAGAAGTTGCTAATCACTTCGATAACAGTGGGCAGGTACTAGGAAAGTTTATTCCTATTACTGAAGCTTTTAAACCTCCTAAACCTCCCGATATTGAGGAGAATCCAGAGGCTAAACAAGCTTATAAAAGAGAGACTGCCGAAGCTAATAATGCTGATCGTATTAATTTTAAGAGATCAGTAAGAACTAGAACACAGTTAGATGCTGCTAAGAAGTTTAAGGATGAGGTCTTTTATCTCTGCTGGTCATTCGACTATAGAGGTAGAGCATACCCCATACAATCCTTCTTAACGCCTCAAGACACTGACTTCGGGAAGGCACTCATAAGATTTGCTGATGAGTCACCTGTTGATAAAGAAGCAAGGAAATGGTTAGCATTTCAAGTTGCAACGACTTATGGTTTAGATAAGAATACGTTGCATGAAAGACAAGAATGGGTAGAGAATAATCATTCTCTTATTAGAAAGATAGCTACTGATCCTATTGATAGTCTCCCTGAATGGGAGGTTGCAGAGGAGCCGTGGCAGTTTATGTCAGCATGTCATGAATACTACCATTGTTGTATATTAAAAGATAAGCAGACTACAGGACTCATGGTAGCTGTAGACGCTACATGTAGTGGTCTACAGATTCTAGCCGGGTTAGCTAAGGATAAATCAACAGCTAAGCTAGTCAATGTATGTCCAGGTGATGAACCTAGTGATGCTTATCAGGCTGTAGCGAACGAGGCTAAGAAGTATGTTCCACAGAACATGCATCATTGGCTAACTCGTAAGACCACAAAGCGCACAGTTATGACAATTCCTTACAATGCTACTAAATCATCCTCACGGATATACATTCGAGAAGCATTGAGAGAACAAGGTCATGATCCTACATCTGAACAAGTATCAGTTGTAGTGGATGCGGTTTACAAAAGTATGGATGCTATAGTGCCTGGGCCAATGCAGGTTATGCGTTGGATCAAGAAGCACGTCGGTCAGTACATCAGAGATGGTGCAACTGAAGTTGAATGGACTACGCCCTCTGGGTTTGTGGTCAATCAACAAAGAAACAAAAGAGAAACAGAAAGATTAGAGTTACAGTTATTAGGTCGTACTACAGTCTCATTGACTGTCGGTAAAGGTGATCCGTGTCCTACACGTCACAAATCTAGTACAGCTCCTAATCTAATCCATTCATTGGATGCATCGATACTGCACTGTTCTTTTCAACAATTTGATGAACCATTCACAGTCATCCACGATTCTGTTCTTGCGAGAGCAGGAGACATGGGAACACTCAATGCACTTGTGCGAGAAACCTACACAACCATTTTCACAAGTGATTGCTGGCTTACACGATTCGGAGAAACCATCAACGCCGCAGAACCGCCGCCAATCGTCGGAGGATTAAACCCTTCTGATGTGAATCAATCCACCTACTTTTTTTGTTAATGAGCACTATTCATGTTACAAAGGATCCTGTCGTTTTAGACGGCTTTCAAGCTATACTTAAACCAGGGGAATGGGGCCATAAACTAATGGCACTTGTCCCTAAGCAACTAGTGGATACACTAGAAGATGAGCGAGAGAGCTGTCTAGAATGGGCACGAAACAAAGCAAAGAATCCTAAGCGAGTGACTGTAAAGCACCCACCTTGGGAAGAAATTGAAGGGTCTGATAACTATCAGATCAAGTTCAGTTGGAAAGAAGGTGATAAGATAGTACCCACCGTAGTTGATACGGAAGGAACTATAATCACTGATAAGAATACCCCTGTTTACAGTGGTAGTAAAGTTAAGCTAGCCTTTATCCAGAAACCCTATGTATTACCAGCTGGTGATATAGGTACATCCGTTAAGCTAAAATCAGTACAGATTATTAGTCTTAATAATGGAGCTGGGGTGACTGATGAAGGTAATCTAAGTGCAGAAGAAGCATCAGATTTATTTGGTAAAACAAATGGATATAAAGCTTCTGATCCTGCACCACAAGTAGATTTAGCCCCATGCTCCGTAGAGGATGAGGATTTTTAATGAGAAGTGGCCTGGAAGAACAGGTTGCTAAATTACTAGATGAGTTAAAGATCGACTATACCTACGAAACTGATAAGGTTAAGTATGTTATAGAATCAAATTACATACCTGACTTTAAAGTAGGAAATATTTATCTTGAAACTAAGGGCTACTTTAAGGCAGCTGATCGTCGCAAGATGCTTGCTGTGAAAAAAGGTAACCCAGATCTAGATATTCGCCTGGTCTTTCAAGCACCTCATAATAAAATATCTAAGAAATCAAAGACCACTTACGCCATGTGGGCCACTAAGCATGGATTCCCATGGTGTCCACACTATGCAATCCCAATTGACTGGCTCCGAGTCTGAGTTTGTTAGGCATATACCGTGTGATGTTTGCGGTAGCTCTGATGCAAATTCATTGTATTCCGATGGACATACATATTGTTTTGTCTGTCATACTCGGACAAACGGAGACGATGAAATCCACA